CAAGGTCCATTTGGTAGAAATACCGTTTCTCTCCAGAATGCAATCAATCATCCAGGTTCAGAAGGGTTTTCAATCAATGGACCACATCGAAATATAGGTTATGTAGGTAAATGGAGTGGAATGTCAAAAAATGGTACCCCTTTTCGAGGGGTCCACGCAATGGGTAGTGGTGGTTGTTGTGGGACTTATGCACAACCAGAACCCGTATTTAATGTCAATGAAGTCATTGTTTTAGGAGAACAAGATAAATATGTGAAACCATCTGTTTTATCTACTTATGGTATGTTGGCAAAAAAATACAAATGGATTCATTATGGGAAATACCCTAATTATTGGGTAAAACCGATTTATGGACAAACCAATCAATCCGATACAAAAAGTCAAGGATTATATGTACATAATTTAACCACAAGTAATATTTGTGTAACCAATACTAACGACCCAGCAAAATACGAAGGATATATTAAACGAGGAGGTCCAACACTTTGTCAAACATCAACGGCTCGTTTTAAATACAATGATATGGCAAGAAATGCACCTTATACAAAAGAACTTTATCAACCACAAACATCTTCCCAACATACATTAAGAATCCAGAAAAGATGTACGGATCCATTAACTTATCAAAAACCTATTCCGGGTCCTGTCAATGGATGTGCTTGTCAAGCACCTGGTCTTCCTCTTTCTTCAAATGCAAGTAATTAAATACAAAAAATTAAACATAAATATCATAAATATCATAAATATCACAAAAATAAGAAAAAACAATTTAAATATAAAATTGATTTACCAATAAGAAGCAATGGATCCAAACAAAGAAAAATCACAAAGACAAATCATAAATACACATTTAGAAAACATTGCACAACAACTTAATTTGATTTATAATCATTTCATGTATTTGAAAATATTTATTGATAGTAAAGATGAAGGGCTTCATCAGATTTATAAAGAAGCAGTCCAAAAACATAATGAAAAAATAATGAAAAATCCAGAAATGATTGATGCTGGTTTCGATTTATTTACACCATTACAAACGGAAAAAGAAGAAGAATTCAAACCCCAGAACAAAACAATTATTTTATACGAAGAATCCCAAAAACCAAAAAAAACACACACATTAGATTTTAAAGTAGTTTGTTCAGCGCAAATGGTTACCGATATAGATATTACAAGTCAAGAAGAAGTATTATATCATACGGGTTATGATATGCGTCCAAGATCAAGTCTTTCCAATACCAATTTACGTTTAGCAAATTCTGTAGGAACGATTGATGCGGGATATCGTGGTCATTTAATGGGAAAATTCGATTTAATCCATTCCGAACTTTTACAGAATACAGATTTCAGTAAGTTGGGATATACCTTGGATAAATATGTAAGACTTGTACAAATATGTGCTCCCAATCTGCTTCCCATTTTAGTAAAAATCGTAGATACTAAAGAGGAATTAGGGACTACTTTACGTGGAAAAGGTGGGTTTGGATCTAGTGGTAGTGGGGCGAAACTCCCCTTTTACATACGGGAGAACCTTGAATTGCAGTTTTAATTTATAACTCGGCGCGGGATCTACAACTATCTTTACAATCATATTTAGCGAAGCATAATATTATTGTTATTTTCTTTGTAAAAACTCGCGCGCCAAGTTATCCCCGAAGGGAAAAGGGAGGGGTCATAGGGGAACCCTCACGGAACCTATGGTTCCGTAGAGGTTCCCTTAAATTCTATCTTTAATATAAGGATACCCCCTCCAAATCTTCAAAAAATAAGGCAATGAAACCAATTTTTTCTTTGATTAAAAAAAAACCAATCGTTTTTTTCATTTTTTTATTGATTCTTTTAATCATTCTCATTCTTATTCTCATTCTCATAATAAAAACAATCAAGAAAAGCGGTAAAGAAACATTTACCACATCCCCAAATACAACCAAAAGACTCGACCCAAACACAACCACTAATAATCTTACTTATTTAGCAACTACGTGGAAACCAGAAACAGTTTATAATTATCTTCTTACTCAAAAAACAAACAACGAAAATATCATTTATGATCCCGTTATTCTTCAACAAAACGCAACACAAGAAGAAGCCGACTTTTTCTTAACCAATGGATATTGGCCTTGGTCCCAAGAAACCAAAGACGAATATATAAAAATACTGGATAAAAATACAATCGTAAGAAATTTTGCACCAAAATCAGTGGATACAGATCAAAAAATTTATCCAGAAAAAACGATTCAAGAAATCTTGGCTTTCAATACCCCAGAAGGTAAATTTGTTCTTCAAGATACCATTTCAAATGAAAAAGAAAACCAAGAAAGAGCATCCAACAGAGGAATGGGTATTTTCGGTTTTACATCTGGACTTTTGAATCCTTCTTCCAATAAAATCGTTGGTTGTCGTAAACTCCGCTCAGACCAAACCGACCAACCATACCTTATTACACCAGGGAAAGGGACCTATTCACAAGTTTTACCAAAAGCAAGAAAACTGGATTATGCCGAAATTCCTGAATTAATCAATGGATTCGAATTTACCAATGGCCCTTGTAATCCTTGCACCATCTTAAATTTACCACCAGATTATTCGTGTAAATTCAAAGTAAACAAAGAAATAAGATATAAACCAGAAGTTTTTGAGGAAGAATAATAATAATAATATAAATAGATAAAATGAATAAAACAATTTAAAAACTTGAAGCATTATCTAAACAAAGCAAAAAAATGGAACAAGAAAAAGAACAACAAACACAAACAACCCCTCTACAAACCAAATTAGTAGATATACCAATTACCAATGAAAATATGGCGTTGAATGTAATTATTTCTTTTGTTTCTTTGGCACAAAAAAGAGGTGCGTTCAGTATTGAAGAATCCTCCAAAATCTGGGAATGCATTCGAAAATTTCAAAAACCAAATGAATCATCAATCTAAAAAGATATAAATTTTATATAATATAATATAATTATATATGATATAAAATGTTGCTCAAAAATTTATTTGCCAAGAAAACATTCTTCCAAAATATTTCGGATTTCAATAATACAAGTGATTATTTATCCATTTTCAATGGTGTATTAATAACAGATTTAATTGTTATTTTTCTACTTCTAATTGGATGGATCAATTCCAAAGTACTAAAAACGTGGTACAGAAAATTAAATTTAAGTGCGGTTTTAGCAGATGTATTGATTATTTTTATTGGTATCATTCTAACTCGTTTCTTATATCCTTTTATTTTTAAACAATATTCTTTAATCAAATTCATCGGTTTGGCAGTATTTATTCAAATCATCCACGATATTTTATTTTATACATTTTGTAGTTCAATTCCGCGTGGAAAATCACAAATACTAGATATATTTAAAGATTATGGGAAAGAAGTAAGTTACAGTGCGATTCTTTCAGATAGTGCAATGATGGTATCTTCCATTCTCATTGCATCCTTTTTGAAAGGACAAACCTTAAATACAAACATCATCACAATGATTATCTCCATTTATCTCGTCCCTTATTTCATTTATACGATATAATTACACCTTTGCACATTTAAAACGCCCATTGTAGACGCTTAAAAAATAAAAAAGTGTAAAATCAATAGTAGGAATTTCACCTACGATGGTCTTACTTTTTCTTCTTCTGTTTTTATTCTTGAAGAATCTGTAGGTGCGGATCTTTACCGGTGTAAAATCTTCATCAGTTTATACCATTGAAGATTTTCTTTTTTTAGAAAATGTTCTTTTTTTAGATAACTTTCTCTTACGACTTTTTGTTTTACGCTTACCCGCTTTCATATTTATATTCTTTAAAATTTCTTCATCCATTTCTTTTTTCTCTTTCTCTTCTTTCTCTTCTTTCTCTTCTTTCTCTTCTTTCTCTTTTTCTTCTTTCTCTTTTTCTTTTTCTTTTTCTTCTTTCTCTTCTTTCTCTTCTTTCTCTTCTTTCTCTTCTTTCTCTTTTTCTTCTTTTTTTTTTAAGATTTCTTGATCGATTTCATTTAAAACTGTATCAATATCACGAGTTTTTAAGACAATTGTTTCACCATTTTGATAATGACCGGAAAGCGATTTATGAAAAGTTAAACCATTTGGATTGATATCATAAAAACAAAATCTTGGGTAATATTCATTTCCTGTATCGGCGGATGCTTCTAATGTAATATTAATATCTTGATGCGTATACAAAACAAAAGCAATATGAAAAGGTGCTGAATTTTTTATAATCTTTTTCCGAACAATTGCATAACTCTCGCCATTTGTTGGAACAGCATAATTATTTTTTTCGGTTTCTGGAATTTGTTTTAAAAATCCGATATTTAATTTATCGGATTCACCAAATTGTTTTTCTTTATCAGATCGGGAAACGCGTAAAACAGGTGGCGAATTATCACTTTGAATTAATGTATTAAATCGATTCATATCAGGTCTTTGACTTACTATAGTCATACATTCTCCAAACTGTAGACAATCATTTTCATTTAATGATAGATCATTGGGATCTAGTAATTTTCCATTTTCATCATATTTTCTTTGATCAATTAATTTACGATAAAATTTATATTTATTATATGTATTCGGAAAATCTAGACCGGATCGTCTCATTGTTAAAATTTTGGTTGGTTCCTCCTCATCAATCACGATAAAATAATGATTCATTAAGTTCGATAATGCAGAAGAATTTAGTAAAATATTACTTAATTCATCTTTTTTAATATATAAATATTCAGAATTATTTCTTTTGGAATCAATTGCAAATAAACCATCCGGAGTAAATTTATATTTACCAGTAGTTTTTATTTTTGTTTTTAATGACATAATTTCGTAATTTCGTTCTTAATATAATAATGATATAAATAATAAAAATATTTTATATCATTTCATTTTTTTGTAAAAATATTCCGCTCCGGGTAGGGCTCGAACCTACGACCTTGTGATTAACAGTCACACGCTACTAACCAACTGAGCTACCGAAGCATAAAGTGAAACGACCTTAAAAAATAAAACAAAATAAAACAAAATAAAACAAAATAAAACAAAATAAAACAAAATAAAACAAAATAAAACGAAATAAAACAA